TTACAAAAACTATATAAGGTTGTGTGAATTGAAAGGCGAAAGTCTAACAGGGGCTGCCGCCGCGATGGGTTTGCACCGTTCGACGGTTACGCGATGGCGCGACCGCGACAGCGTACCAATGTATTCTGTACGTGCTACCGTTGCAGATTATTTCGGTGTACCCGTTGAAATGCTCGACAAAGAAGGTGCGTTTGACAACAACACGCAATCAGACGCCAACGCTGTATTGTTAGAAAAACGATCGGTGCGTATGATTCCCGTATTTGCCTCTGCCTCGGCGGGTTTTGGTGTTACCGCCGTGAACGAAATCGTTGATTATCAGCCGATTTTTATAAAATCAAACGCAGAAGCCGCCAACACACTATGCGTCCGCGTTACAGGCGACAGTATGTACCCGCAGATTTGCGACGGCGACGTTGTTCAGGTCATAAAGCGTGAGAGCATAGATAGCGGCGATTTAGGCGTCGTTCTTATCGACGGCGAAGAAGGTCTCGTCAAGCGCGTTGTTTATTCTGCCGACTGGATAGAATTGCAAAGTGTCAATCCGATGTATCCGCCTCGTCGTTTCGAGGGAGCGGAAGTATTACGTGTTCGTGTTGTCGGGCGCGTTCAGGCAATCATACGAAAGGTGTAATATTTATGGCCGCGAAATTAAAACAGAAAAAAATCACCGTCAAGCTGCCGAACGGCAAGACGGTGAGAAAATCCATATATTATAGGTCTGCGGCAGAGTTAGCCAAGAAGATACAAGCGGCTCAAAAAGAGCAGAAAGAGTTAGCAACCTTCGGGAGCTGCGCTACCGCGTGGCGTGATTCTTATTTCGAGCATATCGCCCACGGTACGCAGATGTCGTACTCGCCCGCCGTAGATCGCGCAATCGCCGAGTTCGGCAATATGCCGCTTGAAAAAGTCCAGCCGCGTGATTTGCAAGACTTTTATGATAGTATGGTAGCGCAAGGATATAGCCGCCAAACGATACACGTTCAGCGGCTTGTAATCGGCTTGATATTCAAATTCGCTTGCATAGAGTACGGCTTGCCCGCTAACCCTAACCGCGAGACAACCTTGCCGAAGAAAACTCCGCCTCCCGAAAAGACCCCTATATTAGAGGACGCGGACGCGGCAGCGGTAGAAAACGGCTTGTCCTTGCCGTTTGGTCTTTTTCCGTATTTACTTATGTATAGCGGACTACGCCGGGGAGAAGCCCTCGCTCTGACGTGGGGCGATATTGACCTGAAAGCAGACCGTATTCACGTCACCAAAGCGATTGAGTTTATAAACAATCACGCCGTACTGAAAGACACAAAGACCTCATCAGGCGTTCGGGAAGTGCCTATCGTTGCCCCGCTGCACTCCGCACTCGCCGCCGCGAGACACCGCGCAGCCGCCACCTCTCCGCTCTTTCCCGACAACGACGGCTCTTTGCTCTCGCAAAAGTCGTATGAATGGAAATGGAAAACGTGGCGGCAAGCGTCCGGCTATCAAGGCAACACCCGATCCCTGCGTCACCTATTTGCTACATACTGTTTTGAATCGGGTTTGACCGCAAAGGACGCCCAAGCCATTCTCGGTCACTCGTCAATCGACGTGACAATGGACGTGTATACAGAGATAAGAGCGCAGAGAGCGACGGTTCAAAAGGCAACACTCGACACTTTCTTTGCGGGTACGCCTTCATAAAAAGTGTCTTATAAAATGTCCTACACCGTTCGCTATCACGCGCCGTTGACACGTTTCTTTTTGCCTGGGGGTCAAGAGGCCGTGAGTTCAAGTCTCGCCACTCGGACCAGTACGAAAACCGCCGTAATTCCTTGATTTACAAGGGGTTGCGGCGATTTTCTTTGTCGTTTTTCAGCGCTCTTGATTTCCGTGATTTTCCGTCATTTTCCGTGAAAATCCGCAAAAGTGTCCTAAAAAGTGTCCTACAAAACGACAACAAGGCGCTGTGTCGTCCACACACAACGCCTTGCCGAGAAGGAGGACACATCTAACCCCGAAGGGGATAGACCTTATTTAAGTGACACCCAGCCCGTCACATACGCGCCGATAGGTGTACGTCCGCAATAATCACGGTAAATAGTCACGCGGTATCTTCCGTTGACTTCTTCGCCGTCATACAGATAATAATAGCCGGACACCGTACCCGACGGGTCGGTTGCCGTAGCCGAGGCGTACAGCGGCGCCCGTCTCAAAAGAACAGCGTCTCGCGCTTTCCTCGCGGCGGGTTTCGCAGGGGCCGGCTGCGCGGGTTTTGTCGGTGCAGGGGCAGGTGTCGGGGCAGGTGTCAGGGTAGGTTTGACGGGTGCGGAGGGTTTTTCGTTCTTCGCAAAGCCGTTCAACCCTGCCTCTTTGATAATCGTCGGGTAGTCCTTATAGGCAATATCCATATCGACGTTGCCCGTAATGCCTTCTACGCGCCCCGTGGACGTGTACTGCCACATTCCGTACTCGCCGTCGTAGCCGGGTTTATCCTCGTAGCGATAGTCGGCTATCCAATGATCGTAGGCGGTCAGTTTGCTGTCGTCAAGACGTTCTTTGAAACCCGCCTCGGACGAGGCGTAGATACCCACATAGTACCCTGCGTTTTCGATTGTCTCGCAAAACGCGATTGCCGCCTCGGTGTTGCCTGTTCTGTTTTTCGGCAGCGGCGCTTCTTTGCCCGTGTCAACGTCGAGGAACAGAGGGTAGGAAAAAGACTTGCCCTTTACGATTTTCAAAAACCGCTCTGCGTCCGCTTTGCCGTCAGCCGCCGATTTGAAGTCGGGGCCGACAAAGTAATACGCGCCGAGAGGGACGCCGTACTTTGTAGCGGCGGCGTAGTTCTCCTCGAAACGGTCAGCGGTGTAGAAACCCGCATTAGAGCCGCCCGCTTTGAGAATTGCAAAGTCCACGACCTTTGCAGTTTTCGTCCAGGCAATCCGTTTCTGTGCGCCGGAAACGTCGATACCTTTGAATGTTTTAGCCATTGTTTTCCTCCTTCACTTGCTCGTCAAGAGCATTTTGTTTAGCGTTATATAGCCGCGTAGAAATGCCGAGGATAGCCCCAAGAAAAGCGTCAATCGCGGTAATCGTCCCGACGATTTGCTCCGCATAGGGCAACCCCCAAATTTGCGACAAAGCGAAATACAGGGTTGCAATAGACGGTAGCCATACTTGCGCCACACGTTTCAGGCAATCATACACTTTTGACGGTAGCATTATTTTACCTCCCTCTGAATGTCCTCCAAGCGGTGATTCACCACTTTTAATTTCTCGTCGTGGAGTTCCAGCCGTTCTTCCACGCGGTACATACGCTCAATCAGCGAGTTGTGTTTTTGCTGCGCTTTCTCAAGCTGCTCGATTCTATATAGCAGAATGTCACGGGTGCGTTTCCCGCCCGCGTAGACCGTCAACACAACGCCCAGCAGGGTCGCAAGAGACGTGATAAGTGATACGAGGATGTCGGTGTTCGAGTCCATTTTCGCCGCCTCCCGTTAGATTGTCGCTTCCACCGTGACGATCGGTTTGTTCGGATATGCGCCAACCTCATACTTTAATGTCACACGCAAGTATTCGTCCGCCTCAACGGTCACAGGGCTGGCCAGCACTTCGCGCATAAATAAAATGCTCGCATAAGTGCCTACAAGATATACCCAGCCGCCCTCGCCGATTTCCGTTACCGTCACGGTATTGCCCGACGTATTACGATAATCACTCACCATAGTTCGCACAAATTTTTTACTTTCGGCGTCGTAAGTCACCGTGTTTGTCGCACTTGCGTAAGTGAATTTGCCGTCGAGATAACTTTCGAGATTATAGTCATCGTATGTCGCGGGCGTTGTGCCTGTTCCAAAGCAAAATCCGCTTGATGTCTGCGCGGCGCTCACACTCTGCATATATCCCTGATATTGTAAATTCATAGGAATAATTGTATTTGAGCTTGAATATGTTACATCCCGCCATTGTCCGTTTCGTAAATGAATCAAGTTGTAGCCGTCCTCGCCAGCGACAGCACCTGTTGCAGACGGCAACCACGCACCCAACTGCGTAACGGCGCAGGCAAGGTCAAAATTTCTTAACCACATTATGAATACACCTCCGTTGTAATTGTCACACCGACTATGTTTTGTACTGTTGCTGACGGCGTAGTAACAGGCGTAATACCCCCGCCGCCCTGCGGAATACTCGAAATTGCTCCGATAATGTCCGAAGTTGTCGCGTCAGCAGCCACCGTTACGCCTTTATCTGCGAGAGCGGAAATGCCGCTCGCGTTCAGCGCGTCAAGGGCGGTTGTCAGCGCGTCGATGTCTGCGGCGGTCAAGCCAAGAGCGTCACACAACGCTGTAAACTCTGCGGGAGTACCCGCCTGATACACGTCGGCGATTTTCTGCACTACGCCGTACACCGTTGCGTCTGCCGAAGTTGTCACGCCTTTGTCGGCGAGAGCCGCACGACCAGCGCTTTGAATCGCCGCAATATCCGAGAGGAGTTTTTGAATCGTAGCCATAACTTCCCTCCTTTACGGCGTCACATAGCCGAGAGCGGCAATCGCAAGGTCGATGTCGCCCTCGATAGCCGTCTGAATACTCTGCCCGTAGTCGTACACACATTTTGCCGACGGGTACTGCGTGTCGGTTGACGCCGAGGACACGCTCGTAACCTTGTTCGTCGTCTGCTCTGCGCCGTTCAGCACGTCCGACACCGCCGTAGCGAGCTTCGCCGCCGTCACCGCACCATTCGCAATATGCGCCGTGTCAACTGCACCGGCCGCCAATATCGCGGAATTTACCGCCCCGTTTGCGAGTTTTCCCGTCGTAACGGCGAGGTCGGCAATTTTCGCCGTCTCTACCGCGCCCGTGTGAATATGTTGTGCGTACACGCTGTCGTCAACGATATTATTTCCGCGTACCGACCCTGCTGCGAGTTTAGCGTTTGTAACGGAACTGTCCGCTATCTTTGCGGTCGTTACCGCCGAAGAATGAAGGTGTTGCGTGTATACGCTATCGTCGGCAATCTTCGCGCCGTTCACCGCCGCAGAGCCGAGTTTATCGGTCGTAACTGCGCCGTCGGCGATTTTTGCCGTAGTCACCGCAGCCGAATGAATATGCGCCTCATACACGCTGTCGTTTGCAATCTTCGCGGCATTTACTGCCCCGTCCGCAATTTTCGTGTTCGTCACGGCAGACGTGCCGAGTTTTTCCGACGCCACCGCGCCGTTATTCAGTTTAGCGGAAGTCACCGCACTATCTGCGAGGTTAGCCGTTCCTACCGCGCCGGGGTCGGTCGAGAGGTAATCTTGCGGCAAACTTTCCGCAAGAGATGTCAGCGCTTCCGCCAACAGTTCGTCGCTATCGAAAACCGCTTTTGCCGACGGGTACTGCGTATCGGTCACATCGGCATTAAGAGCCGTAACCTTGTTCGCAACGTCCTCTTTCAGCGGCATTTCCGCTTGAAGCGTGTCGATGTCGTCCCGCATATCCTGTAAGTCGATATAGCCGGGGTCGTCGGCGGGAATCCACTCACGGGACGGCATACGCTCATTGACGGGGATTTTCACCATCGTTTCCGTCCAGCCGCTGTCGCCCTGCGATTGATAGGCATAGCAAAGCAAGTCCCAGCCATCTTCAATCAGTTTATTCGGCACGGTTGCTACGAACATCTGCTCGCTGCCGACGGTTGCAATCGTCGGGGTGACGGCAGGGGTTTTGTCGTTCCCGTGTCCGAATTGAATTTGCGTTTGCAGCGTAGTGTCAAGGCCGCCGAATTGCAGGGCAATATTCTTGTCATACTGCCAAAGCGAAACGACCTCTACACCGTCTTTGTAGACTTTCATTCACACACCACACTCCTTTATGTAGGTATTGACCCTGTTGTTACATATTGCCAACTCGACCAAGTGCTGCCCGAATTGTAAGATATTCTCATACATATACACGACACGTTCCACGGGGTAAATCGTTGTATAATGTTCTCGCCAAGCGGCGCTGTGAATACTTCCAAAATCCCCGCCACGCCGTCAAACGGGTAATGTCTCGCTGTTGTTGCAATCGGGGCAGCGGCGGGGAATAGTTTGTAAATGCCGTCCGATCGAACATCGTTAAGGTCGAGATTTGCACTATCTATCGCCGTAAGCGATTTAACATAGCCCATAATCGGAAATTCGTTTTGCGTGATAACACCGTTCACATCGAGTTCCGTTTGCGGTGTATAAGTCCGTATGCCTACTTTATTATTGCCGCAATAAATATCCGGCAACGTAACGGGCAACGTAATTTCCGCAGACGACGCTGTTTCCGAAAAAGCGTCTGTAACGACAAATTGAACGACGTAACTTGTATCTGCTAAAAAACCTCTGTCGCCTTCGCTTGTGAAAGTCCCGTCTGCCGATTCCGTAGCGGTGATCGTAGAACTATACCAACTCGCAGTACCCGACACTTTGTAGCGAAGTTTCAGCGATTGCACCGAGTTTCTTTTCACGCCGCCCAACACAAGCGGGTCTATTTGCCCCGCTACGGAATAAACTGCCGCGTGGGGCGTCATATACTTTCGTTGTGCTGTTACCGACGTGATTTGCGGTGCAGTATATGTCACAATCTCAATCGAAGTTGTGCCTGTACCCGTAAACCCTCGGCTATCTGTGACCGTAACCGACACCGTATCGCCCGTAACAGAAATCGTGCCGAAATCAAACGAAGCGGTCGAAGAAGAAACGCTTTGTGCGCCAATCGAGGCGGTATATCCCGTTACGGACGCGCCGCATTTGCCGCTTGCCGTAACTGCAATCTGCAAGTCCGATTTGTCTTTTACAAATCCCGCACCACTTGTAATTGCCGCAACCGATGAATTGCCTTCCGATAGAGCGATTGTCGTAATAGTAGGGGTCGCCGCGCTCGTTACCGTAAGAGTATTGCCGACCATAGTTGTAAGGCCAACTTGCGATTGCGTTGTTGTATCAATTATCTCAAACTGCCATTGTGCAGTTACACTTGTTGTTGTAGGAAATGACTGCCCGGCAATCTGCACCATTGACGCCGTTAGTGGGAGCGCAATCGTATTAGTACCCGTCCCGCAAACGATGGATGTATCAAAGTCTTTCAACAGAAATCCACCACCGCTTGCCGGAATACAAGTCGCGGCCCGTACCGCATAATTCGCATTGTCGCAAGTAATCGTGACGGACAGCGCCGGGGACGCTGCCGAAATCTCACAATCTGCGATAGATACTACTGTCGGTGTTGCCATATCGTTTTACTCCATATAAAAGATACTCATACCTGCGTTTTGTCCGTTCACAAAGTACGGAGCGAGCCGCACATTGCCTATTTCAAGATATATGTCGGGATCGTTTTCGGTTGACCCCGTAGGTTTATCGACCTTTACGCGAGGAATTGTCATTTTGTCCGATTCGATTTGCATAACGACAATCTCCGTACCGTTGTCGTTATACTTAATCATAAATGACGACGGCGACATTTCCAGCGTATAGGGGTTGCCCTCTGCCGCTACGTTAATGCCCTGGGCGTAAATGAAACGGAACAGCGCGTCACCTGCCGCTGTAACGCCCGATTGCCACGTCGGTTGTCCGCCGTTCCAGCCGTCAGAAGTCCACGCTATGCCGTTACTCGTCATCGTAAAGATATTCATACTGTTTTCGAGCGTGGATTGATCGTGCAGATAATATATGACCGAGTTGTTCGGCTGCACCACGCCCGTCATAAAGATACCGAGCGCGTTTGCAATAAGTTTGTTCAGGTCGAGCGCGGATTGTATACGGTCGTTCATCGACCCGTCGCCGTTTATCAGGTTGTTAATCAGCACGCTCTCACGGTTTGTCAGCGGGTTTGCCGCCGCATACCCCTTGTTTTGTGCCGTTTCACCTTTGCCCGCTATCGGGTAGTCTTGATTCGCCACGAACGTCACGTCGGTAACGATAACGTCGTGCGACACGCCGCCCGCGTCCTCAAATTCGATTATGTCGAGCGGGTATAACTGCGGCATAGGCAATATCGTAGCCGAAAACGCCGTATAAGCGAAGTTAATAAGTCCGGCAAGTCCTTGTGCTACCGAGGCGTAATCGTGCTGTATAAGGGCATTTCCTTCGATATTAAGCACATATCCGTCTTGCCCGGCTAAATACTCCGTGCCGTTGTCAACGACCTGCACACCCGTTATGACGATCGGCTGCTCTTGCAGGTCGCTTTCCTTGCGGTTGTGTGTCGTCAAGGTCGTCGCGGGAGAGGCCGCGCTGTACCACTTGAATACAAGGTGTCCTTGCCAATCAATAAAGGCGCACACGCCCATAATCTCGGCGCACCATTGAATAAGCTGCCGATAGGTCAGGTCATTCGTGTTCGGCGCGGCGGTTATCGTGTAGTTGTAGTTCGGCAGGGTTGACAGCGTAGTGTCAAGCGTTACGTTGCAGTTAGAGCAGCACGCATTGACAAGCGCCTGTACCGTCATATCCGGCGTGAATATCACCGCAGGGGCGGGAACGTCAAACTGCACCATTCTGTCGAGCGCGGTCAGCGAGATACGCGAGAGTTTTCGCGGACACTCATCTACCGTGAAATACCCCATCGGGATATATTGCAGCAGGTCGTTACTGTCATACACACCGACGCGCACATACAGTTCCGCGCCCTCAAATACCACGTCGTTAAATTCGCCGTTCGTGTTATAAAGGGTAAGGTCGAGTTCGGCGGCAATCGCCGAGCCGATTTCTATTGTGCTGCCGGACACGCTATAACGGTTTATTTTCAAGCCGCCCGAAGGTATATCGTCTTGCGTTATCGTAAAGTCGTCACCCGTGGTCGGGTACACGTCGATTGAAATATACTGCCTCGCGTGATTTACGAACTTATCGAGAACGTCGGGAAGAATAGGATAGCCCATTATCTCACCCCGCTCCGCTCAATAATGTTAAACGACACATTCGACCACAAACCCATTTTTGAATTATACATCGGGGCCGAGCGGTCGCCCACATAGAACGTAATCTCGCTCGCGGTATAGCCGCCGAGTTTCGGATCAAGATATTTCACGCCGATATATTCAGGGTTAAAAGCGTTAAGAATCGTACTCGCTTGTGCTGTCGTAATGTTATTCCACGATAATTGAATTTTCACCGCTTGACCGATACGCTCTTTGTGCATAACCGTATCTTCGGTACGCCCGGCGGTACTTGCCGATATATCTTGCAACGACCACTCATAAGAAGAAGGGCAAGGTATATTCGTATTCCCGTTTACGGAATAAATGGGATTGTTAGCAATCATACCTTGGCCCTCCTTTTATACGCCGACGGGAACAACCGTGCGCCCGTCGCGTCTGTTTTTACGGTTAAGTCCGCTGACAAGACTATCGGTGCTGATCGTCGAGGTAAAGCCCGTATTCAGCAGTTCCCGCAAGAGATTGTTTTGCTCACGCAGCAGCGCGTTTTGTTCGGCGTTAGCGTCTCTGACGCCACCCGCCACAGCGTCCACGATCTGTGCGTTATTCATTACCGCAGACTTGCCGCCGTAATTGCCGATAAGTTCGGGGCCGGCCTCGTTTGCGATAAACAGTTGCCCGTCGGCGACAATGCCGCCGTCCGCGAGACGCGGAATTTTGACTTGCGGTATCAGTTTGATATTGAAACCGACCTCGTAACCGCCCAGCCAATCGGGAAGCTTGAAGTGGAAACTGTTAAGCGTGTTTATGATCCAGTTGACGCCGTTGACAATGCAGTTTACCAGCCATTCCACGCCGCCGATAATGAAATTCAGCCACGCTTTTAACATTCCCCACAGACCACCCCAAAAGCCGTTCCATCCCTCTTTGATTTTGTCGAAGTTGCCTGTGAACAGACCGACGATAAACGTCCACCACGATTTGAGAGTGTCCCACAGCGAAGTTGCCCACGACGCAAAGCCGTTCCACAGATTGACAAAGAAGCCGGAAATGTTTTGCCACAGCATTACGAAAAATCCCGAAATGCCCGTCCATAGTGTGTTAAGCCAGGACAAGAAGTTCGTCCATAGCGTGCCGAGCCAATTCCAAATTGCACCGCCTAACTTAATCAAACCGACCAAGATGTTACCGCTTAATTTAATAAGCCATACCGACACGTTACCGCCTAACGTAATCAGACCCGTTATGACATTTGCGCCCAACTTCGCAAGCCAGTTGTAAACATTTTTCCCTATGTCCTCCAACCAAGTATTGACCTTGCCGGGTAAATTGTTCCACCAAGTCTCCACTTGATCGAAGAAGTCGAGCCATCCTTGCTCTATAAAATCAAACCAAGTATTCCAGCCGTCCACAACAGGCGTCGGAATTGCAGCGTTGACCGATTCGGTCACGAACATCTGACTATAATCGAGCGAATTTGCCGCGCTCCCTGCCGCCGACGACGTGTTATCGTTCAATTTGTTAATCTCGTCAAAGCCGAGGATAGAGCGTTTCAGTTTTTCGTTTGCCTTTGTCGCGTCGTTCGCCGCTGCCGCATACTCTTTCGGCATTTTCAACGCTCGCGTCCACGTCTCGCGCCCTTGCAGATAGGCGACCGCCTGATTCCACTCGTTCATAAAGTCAACAAGTCTGTCAATGACGGTTTCCAAAACGGGGATAAGTTGCATAAGCAACGGTTCGAGAACAGTACCGATTGCGTTTTTGAAGTACAGCATTGACGTACTCGCTCTATCCATAGCCGAGGCAAATTCACCGCCGAACGATTTGCTCCATTGATAAAGGTCGTTCACGCCCGTTTTGATAGCGTTCGTAATGCCTTTAATCAAAGCACGGACGGCGCGGTAAAAAGCAATTCTGCCGATCGTAGAGATAATCGACGATACGGGTTTTGCCGCGTTTTTAGCAGCAGCGCCGAGCCGTGAAAACGCCGACGCGCCTTCTTTACCCGCTTTTTTCGCAGAGTTCGACACTTCTTCCATAGCGGTATTCTCTTTTTGCAGAGCGGCCGTAACGCCGTCGTGTTGTTTTGCCGCAGTTGACGCGACTTGCACCACACCGCTATACGTCTGTTCGGTCTTATTTCCGGCAGCAGAGGCCGCCGCCTCCACTTTGCCCATACTGTTCGCCGTGCCTCTCGAAACGGTGTCTATCATTTCGAGTAGGCGCAACATTTTTGTCATTCCGGCGCGAGCGGTCTTATCGTCCCAATTTACAACGATTCGTAAGGTGTCAACTGTTCCGTCAGCCATCGTCTCGCGCCTCCTGTCTTGAATTATTGATTGCCGCCATTTTTGACAACAGATAGTCTTTCAGTTTTTGCGCCTCTGCTTCCTCGTCGCGTTTGCGGCGGGCGGTCGCCTCTGCCGCCGTAAGCGGGTACGGCTCTTTCACGTATTCACGCGGGGCCGATTCTTTACTCAACGGGTTAAAGATAGGCGCGGCGGCGCATAGTGCGTCGTATATATATCGCCCTTGCACCCACAACTCTTGATTGCGTTGTGCGGCGCGTAAGGCGTGTAGTTTTCGGTAATACTTTACAAGTTCGGCGGGGCCGTCCCAATACTGCTCGTAGGTCATTCCGTACATCATATACAACGGGAATTGTGCCTCGAACAGTTCGCGGTACGAGAATGTTTTTTCGGGAGGTTTTTCCCACGGGAATACTGTTAGGACTTCGCCTCCCAGGTCGCGTTTCCCGCGTCATCCTCGTCCGGCTCTGCCATAAACGCCTCGCCCGGCTCCTGATACATCGTCACGAGCGTTGCGAATAAATCGTCTTTGTTCTTAACGTGCGCGAGCATTTCGTCCACCAGCGCAGGTTTCACGTCGCGGGAATGGTGCGCCATAAACGCGCCCGCGAAAAGCTGCTCCAACAGGGTAATTCTGTTGCGCCCCTCTGCGAGATCGCGCATAGAAAACCCGTTGCTTTCGAGCATTTGTACCGTTCTTTTCGTAAATTCAAGTGTGTAGGGTTTGTCTTTGTACGTCAAAGTGATCGTAGTAGCCATAGTCTTCTCCTTCTCAAAAAACTATTGTGTAGCGGTAGTGTAGCGGGTTAGCACTACACTACCGTTATCGAATCGTTAAGTCGCAGAGAACGTAATCTCCGTCGTAGTAGCGACGGTGATTTTCATTTTGCGGACAGCGTTCACTTCCTGACCGGAAAGAGTAAAGGCAAGATAGCCCTTGAACTCAAACTTGCCGAGATGACCGTCGGGGTTGCCGCTGCTGTCAGTACCAAGCCACACGGCAAGGTCTTTTTCAGCGCCCTCATAACCCTGCAACGTCGCAAAATCCGCAGCGGTATCGGGAAAATTCGCCTCAAATTCAAGGGAATCATTCTGCTTGATACCGAAGATATTGACGCGCTGGGTGTCGCTCAAAGTGGTCGCGTCGAGAAGTTCGGGCGGCGCAATCAAGTCCGGCGTGGTCGTTACGTCGATCAGTTTAGAATAAGCGCTCGGAGTGCCGCTTTTCATCATCAGAAAACACAACGAAGTATTGAGAGCCATACTGTTTACCTCCTGTAAATAGTTTTGTTTTGTGAAACGACGGCGGTATATCTTGCGAACAGACAATACACGCCGTTAAGCCCTGACGACACGGGCATACAGGAAGTTCTCGTAAAGTTCAGCCCCCTAAACCCGTCGTCAATTATCTGCATAACTGCTTTTGCTTCCTCTTTTGCGCCCTGCGCTCTGTTGGAAAAAGTACGCACTTCGTAAGTGACTTCCGCGTCGTGTTCGGTCGTACTTGTATCGCGGGTTTCCCGCAGCGCGGCGTTTTGCGTTTGCTCGATAAATGCACAAGGAAACGTAGCCGGAACGATAGACGATATACCATACAACGGACAGTTGTTCCCGTATACGGCTTGCAAGTTCGTGTTATGAACGGTCAGTATTTCGTTTTCAATATCAATCATTCATAAACACCGCCCTTGCAAAGTCCAAAATATTCTTCCGCATTTCCTCCGCGCTATTCCACATCGGCTTGTTAGCCACGTTGCCTCGCGTCCACCACAACCCGTCTTTCACGTTGCCTTTTTTATCGCGCACGGGTTCGGCGTCACTAACGCCTTTTTCGCCACGGTATATCCACGGCGGGTTATCACCCCTGCCTTGTCCGTAAGCGCCCCTCACGGCCCCGTTTGCGGCAGCCGCCGGATGGTCGTCGGGGTAGAATGTACCCGCGCCAAACTCGATAAACATTACAGATTCACCGCTTGCCACAATTTGCAAAGTATGGTCGTCCACCCATACGGAAGCGTCCAACACATCCGCGTCGTTCGTGCCGGAATAATCAGCCGACTTAAACTCTGCCTTTGCTATTGAAATGCCCCAACCCGCCAATGTCTCGGCGAAGTCGTGCATTTTCTGCTCGAACGAGTTTTGGTACTGCGTCAGGTGCGCGATAACGGTACTCGCGTTGCTCGTGATAGTCACGACACCGCCGCCTTTTTAATAGCGATAGATATGCTATTCAGAGACTTTGCAATCTTCGTCACAACATAGTCGTACACATACTCCCCGTTCGCGTTTTTTGCAGGGGCTTTATCGACAAACAGCACCGAGTTTTCGTCAATCGGGCAAGTCATATCGCACGTCACAATTACTTTGTCGTAGTCAATGCCCGTGCCGAACTGCTCTGTCTGCGCCGTGCCTCTCGCGGGAGAGATATTCGCCCGCATAGGTGCGGGATCGCTGTACGTGATACCGTAATCGCCCGTGAAATATCCGTCGCTGTCGTTAAGTTGCGTCTTTTCCCGATACAAAGAGTAGTAAAAGAGTTGTTCGTTTTTTACCAGCCCACGCATTACTGCCCGCCTCCCGAAAGAACGCCGACGTAGGGAACTACATCTCGCAACATCTCGTCGGGAATATCCGCACCGCCATAGGTGCGGGATATGCCGTTTTCGTTGTGTGCCGTTTCTCCCGTCGCGCCTCGCTTGTCGAGAAGGAATACAGCGACCTTTAACTGCGTTTGCTGATATTTGACGGGGACGGTAAGCACGTCGTCTCTGTACGGAAACGCCTTGCGAATAATCGCGTCGCCCGCCATTTCGAGATACGCGGTCAGCGTATTCAAATCTTCCTCGCCCGACAGCAGTTTCAACCTGTTAAGCATTTCAGTATTAGTCACGCCGACCGCCTACCTTTCGTTGAAAATGAATTAGCCGTTGGAGATGATTCTCGCAAGGGCGATGTTCTTCGGGTCAGCCACGACAGACCAGTTCGCATACGCGGCAAGCTGAACGTCGGTCGGGCTGGCGGTGTAGCCGCTACCGGGTTTGGTGAACGTAAAGCCGTTCGGGTGCAGGGTCTCGCGGACGCGGGTGATAAGGGCGGTGTAGCCGCCGTCGTCGAGAGCGTCGCGGGAGAGTTCGGACGGAGTTTTGACGGGAGCGGGGGCATACTGAATAGCACCGAGACCGCAAAGGTAAGTAGTGTATTCGGCAGCGGCTTCCGCAGTACCGGCGGTGTGAGTAACGCCGTCGTCGATAATAACGGTCATACCGTTAATGTCGGCGATACGCAGGGTGCGCTGAACGCCCATCTCGTCGGTGTACTTGCGGTATTCAAGAAGGTCAAGACCCGCGAGGTTAGCGGCAACCTTGCTGTGCATAATCGCAAGCGAAAACTGATCGGCAGCGTCACCAACGGCTTTCTGAATCGCGTCGCCAACGGTGGTAGCACCGAGTTTGTTGGCGGCCTGAACAGAAGTGCCGGAAGCAAGGGAAATGTCGGTCGTGTGATTGTTCCAATCAGCCGACGCGCCCGAACCCGTAATGCCGAACACCGCTTCAAGTTCTTTCACGAGAATACCCTGACGGACTTTGCTCCAATACTTCGCAACCTGGGAAGTAATCTGTCTCAACGGGTCAGCACCGCTGTTGTAGTCAACGATGAAGTCCTTTTCCTTCCAGCCGTGGGCGCGGCCGTAAACGATACCGCTCTGCGAGGAAGCGGTGGGGTCGCTCACGGTAATATCGGTAGCGCCGTCGTAGTTTTCGGGAGTGCCGCCGATAGTTTTGTAGAAGGGCAGGGTGTAGGTGTCCGAGCCGTTAGCGATAAGCCGCTCCAAATCGGCGTTGCGGACAACCGCGCCGCTGTCGAGGATAGCGGTCAGGGTGGGGTCTTTTTCGTTCGCCCAGTTGTAGTTAAACAGTTCGGGATCGAACGGATAGTTAAGATAAGTAGCCATAGTTTTACCTCCAAAAAATTATTTGAGTTCCTTCCAATCGGGGTGGTCTTTGATATAGTCCTGTTGCTCGGCAGTAGAAAGACCCAAAAATTTTTTCTTTGTCATAACCACGTCCACGGGATCACCCGCAGCGGGTTTTGACACGTCTTTCATCTGATTCGCAATCAGGGCTTTATCGTGCGTTTCGAGGAATCGTTTGTTATTTGCGAAAACGGTAGCCATATCGCCGTTAGCGAGCGCCTCGGCGGTTGCTCCGGCAAGTTCCTCATCGTACCCTTGCGTTGCAAACTGCGCCTTGTAAGACGCAACGGTTTTCTCTTTTTGGAGCGTTTCGAGCTGTTCCCGAAGTGTCGCAACCTCGGCTTTCGTTTTGTCGTCACCTGTCTGTTGCTCGTTGTACTTCTTTTTCCAGGACGCCGCCTCGCTGTTCGCTTTCGATACGGCATTTTTATACCGTTCAACGTCCTCGGAATGGTCGTCGTACTCGTAGCCCTCCAAAGCGGAGAGTTTTTCTTCGAGGGTCATACCCTCGTAGCCGTCAATACGGCCCGTGTCGATTCTTGCCATAACAAATTTCCTTTCGCGTTTGATATTGCAGTTCCCTCTGCACAAATTCCGTTTTTTACCGTGCTTTTCTTGCACCTTGCGTTTTTACGCCTTCCCTGGCGGTTATACAAAAAGGACTACACGCCCGAAGGCGCATAGTCCTGATTGACCGTTTCCCGCTATCCGTTTATAGCGGTCTTCGTTTTCACTTGTCTTTTGATCTCGACAACAACGATGTTATCTCGTTCCCGCTTGACCTCGGCAGAATTACCTCGTCGTAATATCTCCAAAATCGCGCTCATTACCTCTTGCTCTGCGGTCAAGTTATCACCGCCTCAAAATAGCACCTACAACCGATATGCGGTTTTGTAGGAATGTTATTTATATCAAACACCTTGCCGTCAAGAGCGTTACACTCCGCACACACGCGCTCGTCTTCCATCGTCAGCCACCGCACTTTTTTGATACCGCGCTGACGGTACGCTTCCAGCACAGCCGCGTCTGTTACCTCGTCGGCGTACTGCGCGACCTGCCGCGCCCAATATCCCAGCGCTTTTTTGACGGCGGCGCGTCTGTCGTCCGAGGCGACAATCGCCTCACCGCTGCGAGCAGCTTTGCGGTCAACCTCGTTCACGTACACATAGCCCGTTACGGGGTCAAAATGATTCAGCACCCGTTCGTATAACCACATATCCGTAATAAGGTCGTCGTCCCCGCCAAATTCTCGGCAGTAATGCTTTGCAAGAACGAGAAACATTTGCCGGGTAATCTTCTCACACTCTGCGAAAACCTCGTCTGTTTTCCGCAGCAGGGCGTTTACCTCGTCAAACGCGAGAATAGAATTGAACTTGCGAATGAATTGCCGATTGAGATATGCAATTATTTCATCGGTGTACTCATACATTACGGCAACGTCCCTTCGCCCGGCTCGGTGTCGCCCGCCCTACGATTCGGCGCAGACGTGACAACCGCAAGTTCTTCCTCTTGCAGACGCTCCTGTTCCCTAACATAGCGTTCACTTTCGAGGTACGCGCTTTCGGGGTCGGCAAACAGACCGCACGACGCAAACGCAAGACGGGGATGAATTTTCCCGCTTGCTAACATTGTCGTCAGCACTTGCGCCTTTGTCTGAATGTTCTCGTAGTTCCGGCGGGTAAAGCGAATGTCAATATCCGACAGCCGCAAATTCATATCGCGGAGAACATTCGTGATCCGCAATACAATCCGCAAAAAACGCTTCTCGCTCTTATCAAAGGTTTTTTCAACCGCTTTCGCTCTCGCCTCTGCGAGTTCCCAGCCGTTTTTAAGAATGACGGCCCCGTTGTTTGAACTATCGCTCGTGCTGCCGTCGCTCATAGAGGGCATACCGACAATCGACAGAATGTTCTGATATATGTCGTCAACTTGCGTCTGCGATTGTGCTTGATTGAGTTCCTGGACGAGATACTTAATATCACCGTCAACGGGTACTTTGATAGCACCTTCCGCTCGCAGTTGCTCGTATTGCTCATCCTCAACGTCAACGCCCTTGAATACCATAAGCGCTTGCACAAAGCCCTCAACCGCATTTACGCGGTCGCTTTCCGTAAGGTTAAGGCAATCGAGCAAGCCCAGCACTTTTTCAAATTCGCCGAGCCGTGCGTCGTTGCAGGGGTATTCGATAATCGGCACTTCGCCGAGTACGTGCGGTTCGTCTTTTGTGATTGTGTAAACGTCTCCGTCAACGGAGGAAATTTCATAATACTTGCTGTCGGTATAGACAGAGTATACGAGCTGTTCGTTCCGCTTAACATAGGTAACGCCCATAATGGGCTTGTTGCCTAACCCCGTCGAGTACACAACAAACGTGTTGCGCGGGTCAAGAACATAAATCTCAAACGGAGAATCGTCGGTGTTGTCCTCGTCGTCCGGCAGCACCATTCTGTAAGACGTACCGCAAATCGAAAACCAGCGGGCGAGTTCTTCGTCTTTCGCGGCTTTATCTTCCGCAAAAACATACTCATTCAGCCGGGTAATCGCTTTGGACAC